CTCGTCTTGTGGTTGTTAATGTTGTTACTATTGAAGAGTTTCGTGGAAAGGCACTCAAAGCCGTAGACATATACTTAAAAAAACCTGTAGAAGAACGCAAACCTTGTATGTTTGTGTTAGACTCTTTAGGTATGCTCTCAACTGAAAAAGAGATTACTGATGCACTGAATGATAAACAAGTTCGTGATATGACTAAATCGCAACTTGTGAAAGGTGCTTTCCGTATGCTCACTCTTAAGTTGGGGCAGGCAAACATTCCAATGATTGTAACCAACCACACTTATGACGTTATCGGTGCTTATGTTCCTACAAAGGAGATGGGTGGAGGTAGCGGTCTTAAGTATGCCGCTTCTACTATCATATATCTTGGCAAAAAGAAAGAGAAAGATGGAACGGAAGTTGTTGGAAACATTATCAAGGCAAAGACTGCTAAATCGCGTTTGAGCAAAGAGAATCAAGAAGTTGAAGTCCGTTTGTATTATGATGAGCGAGGTCTTGATCGTTACTATGGTCTTCTGGAACTTGGTGAAGAGGTAGGAATGTGGAAGAACGTTGCTGGACGTTATGAGATTAATGGTAAGAAAATTTATGCGAAAGAAATCCTAAAAAATCCTGACCAGTATTTCACCGAAGAAGTAATGCAGCAACTTGATGCTGCCGCGAAACAACAATTCTCTTATGGAACGAATTGAGACAACTATTCTCAGAAACTTAGTATTTAATGAAGACTACTCACGCAAAGTTATTCCTTTCATACAACCAGATTATTTTGAGCAAAAGGCAGAGAAGGTCATTTTTGAAGAGATTGTCCAGTTTATTGTTAAGTATGGTTCAGCAATCACCATTGAAGCACTCAACATTGAGGTAGAAAATCGCACAGACATTAATGAGTCTGAAATCAAAGAGATTCGGGAACTCAATTCATCTTTGAATGATGCCATCGTAGATAAACAATGGTTACTTGATACCACTGAAAAGTGGTGTCGTGACCGTGCCATTTACTTGGCACTGATGGAGTCAATTCATATTGCTGATGGTAATGATGGGAAGAAAAATCGTGACGCGATTCCAAGCATTCTTTCTGATGCTCTGGCAGTATCGTTTGATAATAATATCGGACACGATTATCTTCAGAACTATGAGGAGCGTTATGAATTTTACCACCGTAAAGAAGATAAAATCGAGTTTGACCTGGAATATTTCAACAAAATCACTAAAGGTGGTTTACCTAACAAGACTCTCAATATTGCTCTCGCTGGAACGGGTGTTGGGAAATCACTGTTTATGTGTCATGTGGCTAGCGCCGCCTTGTTACAGGGTAGGAATGTACTCTATATCACTCTTGAAATGGCGGAAGAGCGAATTGCAGAAAGAATTGACGCAAACCTTCTCAATGTCCCGATTCAACAACTGGTTGATTTACCGCGCCAAATGTTTGAAACGAAAGTAAATAGTATTGCGAAGAAGACACAAGGTTCTTTAGTCATCAAAGAGTATCCGACTGCTTCCGCACATTCAGGACACTTTAAGGCACTTCTCAATGAACTTGCTCTTAAGAAATCATTCAGACCTGATATTATTTTCATTGACTACCTTAATATTTGTGCTTCCTCTAGGCATAAGGCAAACAGCTCTATCAATTCTTATTCATATATCAAGTCAATTGCAGAAGAACTTCGCGGTTTGGCAGTGGAATTCAATGTTCCCATTGTCTCTGCTACCCAGACTACCCGCAGTGGTTATGGGAACTCTGATGTTGAACTTACTGATACTAGCGAGTCCTTTGGTCTCCCTGCTACTGCTGATCTTATGTTTGCCCTTATTAGTACAGAAGAGTTGGAGGGGTTGGGACAAATTCTAGTCAAACAATTGAAGAATAGATACAATGATCCAACAATCTTCAAGCGTTTTGTTATCGGTATTGACCGTGCTAAAATGAGACTGTATGACTGTGAGCAGTCAGCACAAAAAGATATACTTGACTCTGGAAACGAAGACGAGTATAATGATTACGAAGACAAGAAACCTAAAAAGTCGTTTGAAGGATTTAAATTTTAATGGAAACTGCTAAACACGTTAATTTTGATAAGTATGCCGAGTTTGTCGATGCCGTAACTTCTGACGCATCGAAGGACTTTCTTTCTCTTTCCGATCGTCTTGTTGCTCTGGACGAAAAGGGTGCTAACATTGAACGTCTTCTGACTGCTGCTGTTGGTATCAATGCCGAAGGTGGTGAGTTTATGGAAATCGTCAAGAAAATGATCTTCCAAGGCAAACCCTATAATGAGGACAACCGTGAGCACCTGATTATCGAACTAGGTGATATTATGTGGTATGTTGCCCAGGCTTGTATGGCACTGGATACTACACTTGATGATGTTGTTGCCCGTAATGTTCAAAAACTTCTGAAGCGTTATCCTGAAGGTGCTTTTGATGTTTACTTCTCCGAAAACCGTGCTGCTGACGACCGATGACTAAAGATAAGAAAGTAACAATCAAAATGGATGCTCGTTGTGCTGCCGCAGTTCGTCAAGTTCTGTTTGAGTCGCAACGAGGTTATAGTTACGAATACGTACCCGAACGTATCACTGATATTCGCACAGTCATTCAAGATATTGATGACAGCATTGGATCTGTTTTAGGAGTATGATGAAAGTTCATAAGTTTGCACCAGTAGTTGTCGTTGATACAGAAATAAAAGGATATACTTCTCTTTTAAAGGATTTGTATCGAGGTCATTCTTTTGACGATGAGAGTGGATTGATTACTGGTGAACTTAATGGAAAAGTTTTAGTTCATAAAGATCCTGCTTTTGCTTCATTCTTTAAAGAAGTAAAAAATAAAGTTGTTGATTATCTGAATGTTTTTAATTTTCAACACGAACTTTATGATTTAAATATTGTTAAGAGTTGGTACACTGTTTGTGGCACGAAATTTAATGTTCCTAAACATTATCACTCTTGTTCACACATTAGTTTTGTTTATTATATTGATGTGAAAGATGATGATCCACTCATGTTTTACATTGATAATATGAATGAGTGGTTTGGAGATGCTTTTTATTTTGTAAATGAAAGACAAGATTTGAATGGTTTGAATTATGCTGTTCAACCAAAAAATGAATCTCTTTTGATATTTCCAGGAAAGTTAAAGCACTTTACCGCAGCTCAAAGAAACTATAAAAGAATGTCAATCGCTGGGGATATCCTCTTGACATTAAAGGAAGATATGTTAGACTTTGAATCTGGATTACTCCCAACTAAATATTGGAGTTAATTTGGGGAATTAGCACAGTTGGTAGTGCGCCTGATTTGCATTCAGGAGGTCAGGAGTTCGAATCTCCTATTCTCCATTGCCCAAGTGGTGAAATTGGTATACACGCATGACTTAGGATCATGTGCTTCGGCGTGGAGGTTCGAGTCCTCTCTTGGGCATTTCTAAATAGAATATAATAGAGTAAAAACAATAAAGATGAAGTCTTTTGTAGATTTTACATTAATTTGCGAGAAGTTAAATAAAACACATGATGAAAATTCCCAAAGTAAACTTTGGAATTATTTTATTGCAAATTCAGATAATACAAAAGTAAGAGATCTCATATTATCTAAAGATTTTGAAGAAGCAGAAAAGGAGATAAAGAAAGAAGTAGAAGCAGCAAAGAAGAATCCAGAACATCCATTAAATTTTAGGAATGCTGGAGAAGAAGAATTTGCTAAAGCGCAGGGAAGGGAATCTGGTGATGAGAAACCTTATAATGACTTTTTAGATGATTCTGTAAGTGGTTTATTGGCTCTCAGTAAACAGGGTAAACTGCGAAGTGCTATTGAAAAAGGATTTCCCTCCAGAGTTACTGGAAGTGGTGCCGCAGAACTATCTAAAAAATTTAAAGGTGCTGGTGGAGTTGATAAAACCCCCAAGGGTGATTTGGAAATATACAATCCAGATAATCCTAAAGACAGAAGAGGAGTTAGTATGAAGAAAGGTGTTGGTGCTCAACTGGCATCAGCAGAAGGTGGTGAATTGAAAGGCATGTATAAGATTGCCGCAAAAGAATATGTTAAGAAATTTCATGGTAGTAAATCCAAAGAAGAAAGGCAAAAAATTGAAAAAGAAATTATGAATGATGCTGAAAGACTTTCAGCAATAGGTCGTCTTCAAAAAACGGCAGGAGCAGCATCAGATCCTGAAAAACAAAAACAAAGTTTAAAGAATGTTTCTCAAGGTCTATCAGATAAACTTCTTGATAAGTATCCTCAATTTGAAAGATTGTTATCTCAAGTTGCGACTTCTGGAAAGGGGAAGTTTAAAGGTGATGAAGGAACCGCAGGACTTGTTCTTACTGGAAAAACTAAAAGTAAGGAAGCAACTGCTAAACCATCAGAACAGCAAAAGAGTGCGAGACCAAGATTAGCTCTTCCTAAAGGTAGCAATAGACCTGGAAATTTAAAGATTGACTATAGACCAGAAGAACCAGTTTCCAGGCAGTCTAGTTTTTCAGATTTTTCTAAACAAACATCTCAAGCACAAAAGTCACTAGATGATGCTGAAAAAGCACAAGCAGCAGCACGAGTAATTACTAAACCTGATGGCACTCCAGTTTCTAGAAAAAATAGGTATTACTTACAAAATAATCCTGGTGCTGCACAACAACACGCAGCAAAACAAGAGGTTGCAGCACAAGCAGTCAACACGGCAAGATCAACTCTAGATACTCTATCTCAAAGAGCTGCTCAAGCACAGACAGCAGCACAAGAAAGAAAACCTCAACAACAGGCACAACCACAGAGAACTGAACCAGTGAATACCGAACCACAACAGCAACAAAAACCTCAAGCACAGACACAACAATCAACACCATCGGCACCATTGCAGCAATTGTCCAAAAAGAAAAAGGAGCAAAAATCAAACGGTAATCAACAGCAGGAGTAATCTTATGGCAAAAAAAGTTGCAAACGTGAATGATGTCTATAAATTTTTTGAAAAACTTATAGACAAAAAAATATCCAATATAAAACTAGATGATGCGTTACCTGGCGCTGATAAGGTAGAATTGTCTTTTTTTCGATCCCTGACAAAAACGCAGAAAGATAAAATTTTTTCAGGTGTATTGGCACTACTTGAAGAAAATTTTATTGGTTCTTATAAATTAGATGATTTTAAATTTAGTGATGGTGAAAGTGTATTAAAGATAAAAGTTGTACAATTTGGATCCGCACCATCAGTTCCTACCAATATTCAAGAGGAAGGAAGTGCTTATATAATGACTAGAGTTTTGGAAAAAAATAAAAAATTTTCTAGTGCTGCTGATATATTGTCTGATACCGAAACAAGAAATGGTTTAGAAAAAATTTTCGGAAGTTCAAATAAGGGGAAAATTAATGAATGGGTTCATAGTTATTTTGAGCATCAAAAAGCATTTTTTGAAAAATTTCAACCTCCTCAATGGGATATTTTTGAACACGGTGGTCAAGATTTGATGGGGTTTATACAAAAGCAATGTGCGTTAGTAACAACCGATACTGGAGAAAAGGTCGGCAACTATACTACATGGAATCCTGCAGATATTTGGGTTGTAAAAAATAAATCTCAAGTAGTTAAGAAAATAGATAAAGCAATACAGAAAGATGGAACCGCAAAATTGGTTGAATTAAATAATATTTTATTGGAAATGATACAAGATAATAAGTTGATTGGACTCTCTTTAAAAAAGGTTAAAGATAATCAGTCTGCGAAATTTAAATATGTGAATATGGACAGTAAAAAAATAGAGTTCGCTTCAGTTGAAAAAATTAAATTTAAAGATATAAAATTTGAAATAGATTTCACAATAAAGAACGATAGTATCCAGCAAGGTTCATATGTTTTATTTGGCAATTATACTATTAATATATTAAGGACGCCGACCCAAAATGATACTTTTAGTAATTTAAAATTTGAAAGTGTTATAAAAAATAGTGGTGGAAGAGGCGGCGCCGCACCTGTTGACCTGGTTTCAAAGATGTTAAGTAGTAATAAAATTGATTTTAAAAATAGACATCAAGATTATCCAAAAAACGCACCTGAGTTTAGTAATACCAGTCAAAATTATGAAAAAATGTATCGTTTTTTAAAATCAAAAATTAATATAAAGGAAGATAAAGGATATGAAAATTTTAAAGATGCTATACTTTCAATGTATAGATCAGGTAATGATAAGAAAAAAGCAGTAGCACAATCTAAATTAATGCAGTTAGCATTTTTTTACGAGTGTTTAAATAGTGTCAAAGGGAAAACAGCAGAGTTTTGGACAGATTTATTTTATCTCTCAATTAAGAGAAATATATCTGTAATTGGAAATAGATTTGCCCCTCACGGAAAACTTGATGTAAAACAATGAATTCGCAAATTAAAGAATTAATCCAATCCTTTGAAACCGATTCTAAAACTCCAAAAAGAAAGTATAATGATTTTCTCGCTCATGTGTATCTGACGTTTGATAGGCAGATCAATTTTTGTAAGGCAGAAAAATTAAAGAATAAATACATAAAGATGAGACAAAGTGCTTTAGGATACATTGTCACAAACGAAAAAGCAATAACTGCTGAAATCTGTAAAAACAAATAATGAAAAACTTTTTCCAATTCATATCGGAAGCATCCTTGTCAACTGCCGTTCAACAAGCCCAGAGAATGGGTCTTGTTAGCGATGGTCACGGTGGATGGTACGATAAAAGAACTGGAGAATTTGTAGCAAAAACTGAAAGAGGTCAATTAAAGTTTTATAATAAGCGGCAGAGAATCGGGCAACAAGATCCATCGCAATCTGATAAAGAAAAGAAATTATCTCAAACATCATACGAAACAGAACCAGCACCACAGCAAGAACCACAGGCACAACAACCAGTGGAGATGGTTCCACCAGAAGTAGAAAAAACAAAAGGAACTCTGACAATTGCTTTTGGTCGTTTTAATCCACCTACCACAGGACACGAAAAACTTTTAGATACGGTCGCAACATCTTCTGATGATGGTGACTATATTATTGTCCCTTCAAGAAGTCAGGATAAGAAAAAGAATCCTCTAGATGCTGATACAAAAGTTTCAATTATGAGACAGATGTATCCAAAGCATAGTGAAAAGATTGTGAATGATCCAGCAAATCGCACGATCTTTGATGTGCTCAAGAAAGCACATATGGACGGATACGCGAATGTAAGAATCGTTGGTGGTGGTGATAGAGTCAAAGAGTTTGAAAATCTTTCTGGCAACTATAATGGAAAACTTTACCAGTTTGACAATATAGAAGTTCGTTCTGCTGGTGAAAGGGATCCCGATGCCGAAGATGATGTGTCTGGAATGTCAGCATCCAAGCAACGCAAAGCGGCAGCAGAAGGTGACTTTAAAACTTTCCGTAAGGGAGTTCCTTCCTCAATGAATGATAAGCAGGCAAAGGAACTTTATAATACTCTTCGTTCAGCAATGAATATTAAAGAGGGTTGGAGTTTGTGGGAAATTGCTCCCAAGTTTGATTGGAAAAATCTTCGTGAAAATTATGTACAAGAGAAAATCTTTACTGTTGGGCAACTTGTAGAAAATTTAAATACAGGTCTTGTTGGTCGCATTATTCGTAGAGGAACAAACTATCTGATTTGTGTCACCGAAGACAGCATTATGTTCAAGTCATGGATTAAGGACGTGATGGAAACATACCAGGAAAAGAGAATGGATAAGAAAATGAGACTTCCTGGAAAACCAAATACTTTGGTTGGCACAACTGGATTTTTAAAGTATGCCGCTCAACAAACACCAGGTTCTGAAAGTGGAAAAGAAAATCTGGCATTCGGTCAAAAGAACTTCGGATTGAATTTCATAAATAAGTATAGGAAAAGTAAGTAATTAATCTTCTCAATGGAAAAACCTACAGCATCTCCTGCCGCTGGAGCAAAGGAAAAAGTTGAAAAGCAGGCAAGACAACTTGCTTATGATACTCGCTACAAAGTAAGGCAAGCGATGAACAAGGGCACGAAAATGAATCCTGCCCAAGTTTCTAAAGCATATATGTCACAACTTGCCAAATCAAGTGCTGCTCCAGCGGTAAAGGCAAGAGCAAAGCAAATGCTTCTTGGAGAAGATCTGGTAGATACCAAGAGACTTGCTACTGATACAATTGTATCTGCATTATATAAGGTATTTGTTGAGGGTGTAGAAGAAGAGGTTGTTGTTGAAGAGAATGAGTATCTTCAGCAACTCAATGAGATGGAAGATAAAAAATATAAGATCAGAGTCACAGATAAGAAGACTGGCAATACTTATGTAAGAATGGCGACTCGTGCCAAGATCTCTGAACTTCGTGCGAATCCAAATATTTCTTCAGTTGAGATGACTGGATATGGTGAACCTTCAAAGTCTGAAAAAGAAAAAGGTTCTTCTACCGCTAAAGCAAAATCTGGTAAAGGTTTAGATCCAGTAGGTCAAGAAGATAAGGACATTGATAATGATGGTGATCACGATAAGACTGATAAGTATCTTCTAAATCGTAGAAAGGTTCGTAGTAAAGCAATTGCCAAAGAAGATTTCAATTGGAAAGATGGTTTTGCTGAATTGATTGAAAAGAAAAAAGAAGAGGAGGGGCAAAAAAAGATTACTGGGGAAGGTGTAAATAATGCGAAATTGATCAAGGTTTTTCCTGATGAAAACAAGGGAATTAAGGAACAAGTAAAACCAGAAGAACAGGTAAAACCACAACCACAGCAACAAAAACCACAACAAAATCAGTCTGCCATTAATCAAGTATTAATGTCAAAACAAAGAGTTGATACGGCACAAAAAGATTTGGCGATGAAGCAGAAAATGGCTGCTCAAAAAGGTGTAAACTTGGCATCTCTTTCCGCTTCTTATGAACCAGAAGGTGATTCTCTAGATGAGAAGATTACTGCTAAAACTGATATGGGAGCGGCTATCAAAGATTTCTATGGTTCTAAATCTCCTCAACTTGCTGGAAGAACCAAAGAAGAAAGAAGAAAGGCTGCGATTGCTGCTGTTTTAACTGCTCGTCGTGGCGGTAAAAAACTTGGTGAAGAGTGTGAATGTGAAGATGAGAATGAACCAAAACTCAAAAAGGATGAGAATGGTGCTGAAGATCCAAGATCAATCCCAACCAAAGTAAATCTGGTTAAGAATAAGTTAAGAGCAATGGGTCTTAAGATGGATTATGAACCAGAAGGTGAAGTTCTTGATGAAAGAAGAAAAGAAGATAAAGTAGCAGGAACTCCTAGAAAACCACGCAATCCAGCATTTGAGTTGGTTGCTAAGTCTATGGGCACTGGCAGAATGGGTGTTCAACCAAGAGGAAAGAAAAAAGAACCAGGTAAAAAACCACCTGCTGCTGGTGAGTATGGTGGACCAAAATCTCCCGCTCAAAAAGTATCTGCTCGTCGCGCTGCCGCTCAAAGAGCACAAGACATGATGCATTCAAGATTTGACTGATTCTAAATAGGACAGGATACTCTTCACACGGAGGTTATTATGTCAGCAGCAATCGCATGGTGTCTTGCTAACCAAACTCTGATCGCAACCGCACTTTTTGCAGTTTCGGAAGCACTTGGAGCAAACCCAAAAGTAAAATCAAACGGTATTCTTTCACTCATTCTTTTACAAGTCCAAGGACAACTGAAGAATAAAGGTGCTAAAGATTTAACTCCATAATTGAAATAAGAAAGGAGACCAAAACTAAAGGTCTCCTTTTTTTATAAATATCTGTATACAAAGAATTTATAGGTAGGAAACATGGCTCTTTGGGGCAATAGAGATTCTTTTAGCAATCTAACAGGAACTATTACAATTAATCTCGGCACTGAAATTGTACTTGGAAGTGGTACAACCTTTGTAACTGCTGGTATCTCAACGGGCGATATTCTAGTCGTTGGCGCTGGAGCAACCTATGGTCAGGCAGTGATCACTGGAATTACCTCTGCCACTCAACTTTCAATCGGTTCTACACAGTTCTTGAGACCTCATCCAACACTCAACACGATTGCTGGTGCTGGATATACAGTAACTCAAAAACCAAAGTATACTCTTGAGGATGGTCAATACTTTGCTCCTGAAGTAAAGTCAAATAGATTCTCTGCTGTATTTGGTGTTGGCACAACTGAAGCAAACGTTGCCGCTGGTAGAACTGTTGGTGGAAAGAATGCCGCTTACGCAGTAGCACACGCTGGTTGGGTTGGCGTTACAACTTATGTTGACAATCACGGTAACTTCAGAGTCAAATCTGAAACTTTAGTTGCTGGAAGCACGATTACAGGTGATGCTGAAGACGACGCAAGATATCCAGAAAGCTGATAATATGGTATGAGATTTGATGAGTTGAATGAAAATAACTATTTGTTATTTGCTATAAAATTCTATGACAATCCCCACGCTCTCACTAGAGAAGACTTTGAGGATGATTTGAAGCGCATTAAATATGTGAAGAGACTTCTTAAAAGGTATAAAAATACTGGAGTCTTAAAAACACATTTAATCTTAAATCATCTAACAATCTTGTTTAATGTTTTTAATGATGCTGCTGTTCCATTATTATTCTATAATTTGGAGCAGGATCTTTGGCCAGCAATTAAAAGTTTTTTGGTTTTTTTAAATAGAATTCCAGAGTTTCCAAAAACTCGCATTCACGAAATACCAGAAGATAATTTTTGTATAAAAGAGTTAAATTCAATCTAATGGATATCAATAAGATCATTAATATAATTAGAGAACTTAAGGAAGAAGCACCAACGATGAGTCTTGGTGCTGGAAAGATTGCTGGTACAGTTGAAGCGGGAGATGATCCTCCTGTCAGGAAGAAACCCAAATATATTTACGGAACGGGATTTCGCAAAAACTGGTTACAGAAAAGAAAACCACCACAATAAGTCAATGTTCCCATTATCATCTACAGAAACAAAAATAGCACTGCTTGAAGAGCGTATCAACGTTTATGAGCAGATGATGGAGCGTATTGATACTGCGATTCAAAAGATAGGAGAGACAAGTCAAAATATCAGTCAAATGCTTGCTATTCATAATGAAAAGATTGAACAGTGTAACCGAACAGACAATATTATCGTAAAGATGATTGAGGATATTAAAGTATCATCAAAAGAGCAACACGAAGCAATTAGTAAAGAACTTGGTGAAAGAATAGAAAAGGTTGAAGAAAAGGTAGAAGAAATATCACAGTTTAAATGGAAAGCAGTGGGAGCAATTGCTGTAGTTGCGTTTTTAATCAGCATTGTCCCAACAATAAGTTCTTTCTTGACCCCCAAACCAATACCTGCTACAATAGAAAGAGCAAAGTAATCCCTTGTAATGGATCTGGTTGATTCCAAGTATATTGGACTCGTTTCATCGCGTCTACAAAAGTTTAAGAGGGTCAAAGCGGATCTCTACAACTTTCGCTGCCCTATCTGTGGAGACTCTCAGAGGAACAAGAACAAAACAAGAGGATACATTTATCCTGTAAAGAATAATACTAACTTCAAGTGTCATAACTGTGGAGCAAGTATGTCCTTCAATAACTTTCTCAAGGAACTTGACCCAACGCTTTATAAGCAATATACGATGGAGAAGTTCAAGGAGGGGCACACTGGAAAGAACTTCGTTGTAGAAGAACCCAAGTTTGAGTTTGCTAAACCAGTCTTCAAAAAGAAACTGGATTTACCCAAAGCATCAGAAGTTCCTATTGCTAGAGAATATCTAGAAAAAAGGAAACTGAATCCAGAAAAGTTTTATTTTGCTGACAAATTTAAACAGTGGACGAACACTCAAAAAGTTACGTTCGACACTATTGGTAGGGATGAGAGTCGCATTATTATACCAATGTATGATGCAGACTCCAACTTGATAGGTTTTCAGGGAAGAGCACTGGGTCCCAACCCTGTTAAATATATTACCGTGATGCTTTCTGATGAATCGCCCAAACTTTATGGTCTTGACCAAGTGGATTCTTCGAAACCCATTTACATTGTTGAAGGACCCTTCGACTCCACGTTTGTACAAAACGCTGTTGCTATGTGTGGGTCCGACGTTGATATTGGGTCGTTTAATTGGAGCGATTATATTTACGTTTTTGATAACGAACCTCGCAATCGAGAAATCGTCAACCGAATATCAAAAACCATCGACAGAGGCGACAAGGTGATTATTTGGCCAACATCAATCCAGCAAAAAGATATTAATGATATGGTTTTAGCTGGACTTAATGTTATGGATGTGTTAAAATCAAATACCTACTCAGGTTTAGAAGCAAAAATTAAGTTTAACAACTGGAAGAAAATATGAGCAACGGAACGAAAGTCGTTAAGAGAAATGGTAAAACTGAACCCCTTGATTTAAATAAACTCCACATTATGGTGGAAGAAGCCTGCAAAGACCTAGCAGGTGTATCAGCATCTCAGGTAGAGATGCAATCAGGCATCCAATTTTATGACGGTATCACTACCGCAGAGATTCAGGAGATTCTGATTCGTTCTGCTTCTGACCTGATTGATCTGGATCATCCTAACTATCAGTTCGTCGCTGCTCGACTGCTTCTGTTTGCCCTCCGCAAGCAGTTGTTTGGTCGTATGCACGAATGTCCTACAGTTAAGCAGCACGTCCTTCGTGCCGTTGGTAGAGGTGTCTATGACCCAGAAATCCTTGACCTGTATACCGATGAAGAGTTTGATAAACTTGAGTCGTTCATTGATCATAGTCGTGACTATCTGTTTACTTACGCAGGTCTACGTCAAGTCGTTGATAAGTACCTCGTGCAGGACAGAAGTTCTAACGAACTTTATGAAACTCCACAGTTTATGTACCTTTTGATTGCTGCCACCATTTTTTCCAAGTATCCTAAAGAAACACGTTTAGACTACGTTAGGAAGTACTACGATGCAATCTCCAAACACAAAATCAACATTCCCACACCTATCATGGCGGGAGTGCGAACTCCACTTCGACAATATGCTAGCTGTGTTCTTGTTGATGTTGATGACACCCTCGATAGCATCTTTAGTTCTGATATGGCTATCGGCAGATATGTTGCACAAAGGGCGGGTATCGGTATCAACGCAGGTCGCATCAGGGGCATCAACGCTAAAATCAGAGGTGGTGAAGTCCAGCACACTGGCGTTGTACCGTTTCTCAAAAAGTTTGAAGCAACTGTCCGTTGTTGTACGCAAAATGGCATACGAGGAGGAAGTGCGACAGTCCACTTCCCAATCTGGCACCAAGAAATAGAAGACATCCTAGTACTAAAAAATAATAAAGGAACCGAAGATAATCGCGTTCGTAAGTTAGACTATTCTATCCAAATCTCCAAACTGTTCTATGAACGATTCATCCGCAATGAAGAGGTCTCGCTCTTCTCTCCTCACTCCGTTCCTGGTTTGTATGATGCTTTTGGTACTGATGGATTTGACGAGTTGTATGTTCGTTATGAACGAGATGAGTCTATTCCAAGAAAGACTATCGGAGCTCAAGAACTCTTTCTGGACCTCCTGAAAGAACGTGCTGAAACTGGTCGTGTTTACATTATGAACATTGACCACTGCAACTCCCACTCTTCCTTTATGGATAAAGTTGAGATGAGTAATCTGTGTCAAGAAATTACTCTGCCTACCAAACCTATTCAGCATATTGATGATCCTGATGGTGAAATTGCTCTTTGCATCCTTTCTGCTATTAATGTTGGCAAAATCAGGGATCTTGAGGATCTTGAAGTTCTTTGTGATCTTGCTGTTAGGAGTCTTGATGAACTCATTGATTTTCAAGGATACCCCGTCAAAGCAGCAGAAATCGCCACAAGGGCACGTCGTTCACTTGGGGTAGGTTTCATTGGTCTTGCTCACTATCTCGCCAAGCACGGTGAGCATTATGATGATCCTGGTGCCTGGAAACTGATCCACGATCTGACTGAGGCATTCCAGTATTATCTGATTCAGGCAACTGTTGATCTTGCCAAGGAAAAAGGTCCCTGTGAATATTCACACAGAACCAAATACGGCAATGGGATTCTCCCTATAGATACTTACAAGAGAGATGTAGACGAAATTGTACCTAACGAATTAAAGTATGATTGGGAGCATCTTAGAGAGCAGGTACTCAAATACGGGGTACGGAACTCAACATTGTCCGCACAGATGCCATCGGAGAGCAGTTCCGTTGTGTCAAACGCAACCAACGGAATCGAACCACCTCGCGGATACTTGTCCATTAAGAAGTCGAAAAAGGGACCACTCAAGCAGATTGTTCCCCAGTATCAAACGCTTAAGAACAATTATACGCTACTGTGGGATATGCCTAGCAATCGCGGGTATATTCATATTGTTGCTGTTATGCAAAAATTCTTCGATCAAGCGATTTCTGGAAACTGGTCCTATAATCCCGAAAATTATGCCGATAATGAAGTTCCTACTTCAGTAATGGCACAGGACCTTTTAACTACATATAAGTACGGCTGGAAAACCAGTTACTATCAAAATACTTATGATCATAAGACTGATGAGGTTGAAGAAACCAAACAGTCTCTTGAGAATTTAATTTCCGATATTCTAGATTCAGAGGAGGAAGATTGTGAGTCTTGTAAGATTTAAAACCGGTTTGGAGGAAAAAGCAGTGGTCGAATCAATGACCGTCTTTAACCCTCAAGAAGTAGACACCAAAAAGCAACCTATGTTTTTTGGACAACCACTAGGAATACAAAGATATGATTCTTACAAGTATCCAATTTTTGATAAACTAACAACGCAACAATTGGGTTATTTCTGGAGACCCGAAGAGGTTTCTCTTCAAAAAGACCGTAGCGACTATCATATGCTACGCCCAGAGCAAAAGCACATCTTCACCAGTAACCTGAAGTATCAGGTGATGCTGGATTCCGTTCAGGGTCGTGGACCTGGTATGGCGTTTGCTCCATACTGTTCACTGCCTGAACTGGAAGCGTGTATGAAGGTATGGGAGTTTATGGAAATGATCCACTCCCGCTCATACACTTATATCATCAAGAACGTTTATTCGGACCCATCTGAAGTCTTTGATACGATTCTGAAAGAGGATCGTATTATGGAACGTGCTGTGAGTGTTACTCAAGCATATAACGATTTCATCAATAGTGCTCATCGCTATGATAATTCTGATGAGTGGGTTCACGCTTTGGAACAAGTACCATACGCACAAGAGGCAAGGTATGAACTCAAGAGAAAACTTTTCAGAGCAGTTGCAAACGTTAATATTCTTGAAGGTATTCGCTTTTACGTCAGCTTCGCTTGTAGTTTTGCGTTTGGCGAACTCAAGCTTATGGAGGGAAGTGCAAAAATCATCTCGCTAATTGCCCGTGATGAGAACCAGCACTTGGTTATCACTCAAAATATTCTGAATAAGTGGAAAGAAGGTGATGATCCTGATATGGTACGTATTTCCAAAGAAGAGGAGCAATGGTTCTATAAGACCTTTGAGAATGCCGTGAACCAGGAAAAACTTTGGGCAGAGTATCTGTTCAAGGATGGTTCTATGATTGGTCTGAATGACAAACTGTTACAGCAGTATGTTGAATGGATTGCGAATCGTAGAATGAAGGCAATTGGACTGAAACCACTTTATGATATTTCTGCAAAGAATAATCCGCTTCCTTGGACTGAGCACTGGATTTCCTCCAAGGGTCTCCAAGTGGCACCACAGGAAACCGAAGTTGAATCATACATCGTTGGAGGAATCAAACAAGATGTTACCAAAGATACTTTCTCGGGATTCCAACTATGATGAATGGTGCGAGCAGGCAATCCTGAACGCATACCAAGAAGCAGCAGAATGTGATGAATACTTGTTTGGTGATTATGATTACAAAAAAGAATGGTTGGGTAAATGTAATGATGATGTGAAATGAGGGTCTTTGGACCCTCTTTTTTTATAAATACTCACAGGAATTCCTGTAAGTATAAAAATGTTAGGATCTGAATTAAAAGCATTATATGATTCTTATCAAAATATCTATGAAGAGGGGGATGGAATCTCCTGTGAAATGATTGAAGAGATCGTAGAAGAACTCGTTGAAGAATGTGTAGAGTTTGGATACACGCTTGATGAAGCAACTACTGCTGTGGCAAATGCTGCAATTCTTTATATTGATGAAGCAAAAGTCACCTATGGTAGTGACACCGAAAGCCCAGAGCAAAGACGTGAAAGAGCAAAGGCAAAGGTTGGTGAAAAGAAAGCAGCAGAACGTAAGGCAGCAGTAAAGACCGCTGTGGGACGTGCCAAAGCAAAGGTAACTGGTGCCGTAGCAGGAGCAGGAATCGCTGCTTCAATCGCTAAGGACACTGCTAGAAGAGCAGCAAGAACTGCCGCCCATAAGGTCACCTACGGCGCTCAGAAGAAGAAAGAAGAAGTCAAGAGTGGCGTAAAGAGTCTGATCGGAAGAGGTCTCCGTAAGGCAGCAGGAGCGGTTGGCAAGGTCGCCAGCAAGGCAGCAGGTGCCGCTTCTAGACTTGGTGAAGAGGTTATTGGTGAAGCAATTACCAGTGAAAAGGGTAAAGCAAAAGCAGCAGAAATGATTGCTGCTCGTTCTACTGCTTCTGGTAGAGCAAAGGCAGGTCAAGGTGCTAATGTTGCTCAAATCAGACAAATTCGTGGTTCTGGTAGAGGTCGCTTTGATAGAGAAGGTCTGGGTGGAACTCCAATGACTCCAACCATGGCTAAAAATCCAATTAAGAAACAGAACTATGATGGAACTGGAAACAAAGCAGCAAGAAGAGCAGCAGAACTTAAGAAGGAAGAATTTGATGTATTTGATTTAGTTCTTGAGTATCTTCTTGAGACTGGTCACGCAGAAACAATCTCTGAAGCACAATACATTATGACTCAAATGGATTCTGAATCTATTGAAGCAATTGTTGAAACTCGTATGGATCCAAGAGGTCGTCCTGCTTCAGGTCCTATGAATGTTTATGCCAAGAACAAACCAAATACTGACCCTAAATTTCAAGCTGCTCTACAAGCTGTTAGAGATGCTGATGCTAAAAAAACTCCAGAGCAAAGAAAGGCAGAACTGGATGCTTATAAGGAAAGACAAGCAAACAGATAATTGAATCCTAACATAACTTTAAGCACCTCTTGACAGGGGTGCTTTTTTATTGCTAGACTAGGTTTGTCTCCGTTGAAGATAAATAATAGCTCATAAGATACTTTAATATGAGTTATGAAAATCCCTGGATCTACAATGGGGAAATATTTGAGTCTGATCATATTCAAGATCATTTTGGTTTTGTTTATCATATACACTGCGATAAAACTGGTCGTAGTTATATTGGTAGAAAGTATTTCTGGTCTTTCCGCACACCAAGAGGAAAATCTAGAAAAGTTAAGTCAGAGTCCGATTGGAAAGCATATTACGGATCCTGTCCTGAACTCAAAGATGATGTTAAGTTTTGGGGAAAAAATTCGTTTAGTAGAACAATCCTTAGTCTCCACAAAACAAAAGGACAATGCAACTACGAAGAAACAAAACAGCTTTTCCTAAATAATGTGTTGATTGAGTCTCTTGACGATGGTTCGCCCGCGTACTATAATAGCAATATTCTAGGACGCTATATGCGAAAAGATTATGGTAACTTTGGAAGAGACCCTTCAGACAACTCATGATTGGGCAGTTGACCGCATTCATACTCTCTGTGACAGGAACATTGAAGATGCCCATGCGATTCAATCTGAATTTAGTGAATGGTTGAATCCCGAAATTCCAGATCATGATATTTTCTCATTAGAGTTCATAGGAGAGGAAGATGACACTAGACCTTCACAATTTTTTTAAATTTTACGACGAAAAGAATTCAAATCATGTAGCAGCAGTTCAATGGTTAGAGGATAACCTACCTGCTGAATTTCTGGATGATGCAGAAACTGATTGGATTGGAATGTTCAGAACCAAACCACCTACGCCAGAGGTTCTCGCAGTTCCTTATTTCAATCAAGTAGACAACTATAGAGATGCACATAGAACTTGTAACAGTTCATCGTGTGCTATGTGCCTTGCTTTCCTCAAGCCTGGCAGCATCAAAGGTGATGACGAATATGTCACGAAAGTATTTGCGATTGGTGACACGACTGACCATGCGGTACAGACAAAAGTTCTCGCAGGTTATGGAGTTAAGTCAC